CAAACGCTTTTTTATAATCTTCTCTTGTTTTTCCTGGTCTTACTTCCCAAGTACATTTTTTACTTCTAAATACCTTTTTATCTTCTTTTGTAGATTCCCATCTATAATTCATGAAATCATTTTCATCTCTTAAATAAGAGATTAATATAATTCTAAATGGTGATTTATCTTTGCTTCCCCATCTTGATTCAGCTGTATACCAAAGATTTTCATATAGCTGTTTTGCTTTATTTGGTTTAAATTCCCCTACCTCATCAAATACAGCTAATAAAATATTCTTTCCTTCACCAGTATATTTTAAGCTATTTAAACTATGAGCAAATATATTTTTCTTAAAAGTTATTTTAGCTGACTTTACGTCTTGCCCATCTCTTAAATCCATTCCTTTTTCTTTAAACCAATTATTTCCAGTATTAGGATTTACAACACCTTTTAATGCTTGGTTTAATCTAACAAAGAACACGTCTCTAGCATGGTGTCCTGATAGTGAAACATTTACTAAATCTATTGGTTCTGTTTCTGCAAAATTAAAATACTTTTGTGGAGACCTTAAACACATTAGAAAATAAGCAGTATATAAAATAATTCTAACGCATATAAAATCTTTACCACTATTATGATGAAGAATGTCTTGTGCTAAATAATTATGTGTTTCAGGTACCTCTAAATCATAAAAATCTTCCTCACCAACACATTCAATAGATTCTATTTCGTCAAACTTTATCATAATTTTATACCTAAAGCTATTAAATCATCTTTTTTTAAAACATCAATAGTTTCATTAGGATATTTTTGTCTAAAAGCAATAACTTTATCTAAATTTCCAATACCCTTTATTTCTATATATTTATTTTCTTTCACTAAATAAAAGTCAGGAAAATAATTACCTAATTTATCTAAATTAAAAAATCTTGGTTCATATTTCCATTTAATATTATTTTTATCAAGATATTCTGCATATTTTACTTCCCAAGAACTTCTCATATTTATATTTTTGTATTTTTGTCTATGCCAATAATGTTGTGGTCCTTTTCCCATAGTTACACAACAACTACAAGAACAATCTTTTTTATGTCCTTTCATATGTTTACCAACTTGGTATCTTTTAGAAAAAGTAACTCCTCTAATCTTATTTGTTTTTGATATTTTCTTTTTTACTGTATCACTACAAGGAATATTTTTATTCCAAGGAGTTCTTCCTTTTACCCACCTACCAGTATTTTTAGCTTCTTTAATATGTTTAGTGTGTTCTTTTGTTTTTTTAACACCTAACATAGTATTAGAAATTTTATCTCTTCTTTTCTTTTCAACATCTTTATTTAATACTGTAGTTGAATTAATAGCTATCTTATCACCAATTTTCAAAGACCTCAAAGGCTGCCACTTCTTTTTTGTATAAAACTTATGGTCAGCACTTACTATAACTTCTTTACCTGATTTTGTTTTAACCTTATATAATTTTGTTTTACCCTTTAAAAATGGAACACCTGTTTGCTTGATTATAAATTTATAACTACCATTTTCTTTAATTACAGATTTTATTTTTATTCTTTTTTTATTATCTGTTAACTCTTTAACTGTATACTCTTTACCTGTTTCTTCATCTTTTAATATAGTATCCCCAGCAATACACCCTTCTCCCCAAAATAATAAGTATTCTAAATAATCATAATTCCAAAGACCGTCTTTAAATAAACCGTTAAATACTTCTAACTGTGGTTCAGATAAATATGGAGGTAACCATTCGTTAAAAAAAACTTCTGGTGATACTGGTTTTTCTTCCCATATATCATCAATAGAAGTAGCTTCTGAATTAATTGTTTTTAAACACTCATCAAATATAAGTGATTTTAAGTTTTTCATATATAGATAAAGAAAATATTTATATACTATTTATTTAATAATTTATGAATAAATGCACTTATATTAACTATACAATCAAATATAAATGATTGGATTATATAATAAGCTTTTAATGGAAGGTATTTTATGTGATTATGATTTGTATGTGGAAAACATTTTAAACATTTTCCGCATATTAGACAAGGTTTATGCTCTTTATAATAATTATCTATATCGCATCTTTTTTCAGTAACTTCACAAAGTGGGTGCTTAATCCAGCTAGCACCACCTTCTTCATCACACTTAATTAAACATCCACACTTTAATCTATTAAGTGTTATCAATTTCTCTTGCTTTCTCTACCTGTATTTTCCATAAGTAATCTATAAATTTCTTTTCGTCCATATCTAATACTAAATCATCTACTTTTTTAGAAAGATATTTAACTAATTTATCATCTGTTAAATTAATTTCTTTTTTAATATCTTTATCAAATCTTACTTGACCAATAGCTTCTTGATTATCATTTACTTGTTTAACTGTTATTACTAATTTCATTTTACTCCTCCTTTTGTATCAATATATGTTTTATGCACTACAATATAGATTGTTAATAAACAAGCTATAAAACAAAATTTAGAAAGTGTTGGATATGATATTGATAATAATACAAATGCAGTTAAGTTAATTAAAAATATTAAAAATGCTAATAACGCCATAACTACCCCTTTATAACTGCTAATGGTTCTAATTTAGTTATTATTTTTACTAAATCTTTTTGTTCTTCCATTACTATATCTATATCTTTATATGCTGATGTTGCTTCATCTAAATTATCTTGACTTCTAATTGAATGTATTATATTTTTATCATTTAATAATTTTTGTTCAGCTTCTAAATTTAAAGTTGTTTTAGCTTCTTTTCTTCCCATCTTTCTTCCTGCACCATGACTACAAGACATAAAGCTTTCTCTATTGCCTAATCCTTCTACTATATAAGATGCTGTTCCTTGACTTCCAGGTATAATTCCTAGCTCCCCTGCTTTAGCTGATGTAGCACCTTTTCTATGCACCCAAACATTTTTACCAAAATGATTTTCTAAAGAAGCATAATTATGATGTATATTAATCATTGCTCCTGTTTCTAATAATAAATAAGATTCTTTAAAAATATTTAATATTCTTTGCATCATTAATTTTCTATTAGCATAAGCAAACTCTAAACAATAATTCATTTCATTTAAATAATCATTAACAACTTCATCTTCAGCTATTGGTAAAAAAGCTAATTCCATTTTTTTACCTACCTTACTATACCACATTTCATTTAATTCAATAGCTACTTTATTATAATGCTTTGCTACTTTATACCCTAAATTTCTACTACCACTATGAATCATTATCCATATATTATCTTCTTCATCTTTTTGTATTTCTATAAAATGATTACCACCACCTAATGTACCTAATTGATGTAAAGCTGATTTATATTCTTCCCCAACAATAGGATATGTACTTCTAAATTCATTTGCAGTTTCTTGATAATATCCTATTGCTTTAGGCATTAACTTTTCATCTTGTGCTTCATTGTGATGTTTAAATCCTACTGGAATTACTTTTCTGATTTCACTTATTATTTCTTTTAATTTAGTAGTATGTAATTGTTCAACTTTAATATTAGTTTTAACAGCACACATACCACAACCAATATCTACACCAACAGCGTTTGGTATTATTGCATTTTCACAAGCTATAACTCCACCTATTGGCATACCATATCCTTGATGAGTGTCTGGCATTAAGCATACTTGTTTAAATATAAATGGTAAGTTTGATAGGTTTCTTGCTTGTTCTAATGCTCCTTCTTCTGGATTATTACACCATGATTTTATTGGTACGTTTATACCATCAATTATTTTCATTTTCTTTTTCCATAGTTTGTACTTTTTTACGGTAAGTTGGAAATTCTCCTGGATAATCTCTCTGTACTATTCTGTGAAATATAACATTTTGACATTTATGTATACCATCTACAAAATCTTTCTCACTGGAAGGATGTGTAATGTCTAATTTACTAAATAAATTTATAGCTGCTACTAAATGTTGCATAAGTTTTTCTTCAGTATCCTTATATGGGTTCTTCATTATTTATATCCTCACCAATTTGTAAATCAGTACACACATCTATTATTTCTTCTAACTCTTCCATATTAAGATTACACTTTTGTATTTCATCAATAATTCTTTCTACATTTGTCATTTTATTACCTCTTATATATATTATATATTATTTTTAGAAAAGTTATCATATTTTCTTAATGGTGCATTCTCTTGTAAATGATTTAATACTAAATCTTTTACTATTTCTTTTCTATTATTAGACCATTTTAAATAGTCAGCAATTTTTTCAACTATCTCTGCACCTAATAAGTCATGCTTTACATAAGTACTTCTACCTATTTTA